GGGCTTCGAGGCAGCGATCACCCACTCGCTGGACATTGGCGAAGTGTACCTATCCCTGAGGCGGGCTCTGGAGGGTCTGGGATGGTTGTTTTCCTGGGACAGGCCAAAAGAGCCTCTTGGCCCGGCAGGTGTGATCCCTGACGCACTCATTCGCCTTGAGGCATCAGGGAAGCGCTGGACATTCCTTCTCGAAGTTGACCGGGCAACGGAAGGGGCTGGCATCTGGAAGGCAAAGATCGCCAAGTACCTCGCACTTGCCAGGTACCCAGAACTACGCGACCTGCTTGGCGATGAGCGTTTTGGTGTCTTGGTGGTAGTTCCCTCCGATAAGCGGCTCGCTCAGCTCCGCGCGCTGATTAGCGGACAGACCAGAAAGATCTTTTGGATATCGACGACTCAAGCAATTAACCGCGGTGGCTTTCTTGCCTCAGTCTGGCTCAGACCAGAAGGGGAGCGGCGGCTACCGCTCTTGGGAGGCATATGAAGTTCTGTCGTTCATGTCGAAGATTGACGCCTGGAAGGCCACTGTTTTGCAGCAAATGCGGCAGGAGCTATGGAATAAGGCTCTGCCCAAAGTTACACCGCAACCCTGTGAGTGCGACGGTGTGCGCTGAGTGCGGCTCAAGGGAACTAAGCAGCCCACACCGGGCAGCCACCGCCTTTGCTCGCGGCGCAACAGCTGTCGGCGTGATCATCGGCATGCTGCTCCTTGTTGGCACGCTCTTCTATCTCGTCCAATTCATTGGGCAGCTGCTCACAGATCCAAGTAGCACACTACCTACAATGCTGGTCGGGCTAGGAATCGCTCTTGCTTGGCTGTTGTTTGTTTCTGGTCCTGGCAGATCACGCAGACACTGAACAGTTATGCCCTCCAGGAGCGAGCGCAGTGTAGAACGGCTTGGTCCCCTGCCCTTGTCATTACTCGCCCTTCAGAGGGGTCTAACCCGGCATCCGCCGTATCCCCGCCAGGAAGAAAAGTGCCAGAACGCTAGGCAACTTTGGAGACAGTTTCCGGTTCTGCCCCGATTAGGCGCCTTGGCGCTCTAGAAGAGCTGTTAGGACCACACGCCGATCCTGAGTTTCAAGCTCGGCAAGAAGCGCCCGAATCATTGATTCCAGGCGCTGTTTTCGAAGTGCCGGGGTTGCTGTCAGTTGGATGTGCCGGAGCAGAAGCAAAATCGCAGCTCGGACGTCTTGTGGGTTGATATCTCTACTGGCACCACTTCTTGCGCCTCCATACCAAGCGATTAGCCGCCGAAGGGTCTCTGGCTGCGGCTTACTTCCCTTCAGGAAGAACCGCAGTCCGGTGTAGCTGATCCCTATCTCCCTTGCCACCTCCCGCAGTGACTGTTGCTCTGATCGGGCCAGGACCAATGCACGAATAGCTGCCAGCCCGAAACTCCCTTTAGGCGACATTGACGCCTGCCGGGTCCGGCCATAGCTTGTGGGCTAGACAGTGAGCTGAAAACTGGGCTGTAATTTCGTTTGTACACACCGCAGCATATGGTAGGCTCCCGATTCCCGCAAGAAGAGTCCTTCGAATGAGTTAGGTGGGGGCGCACTCGATGATTGGACTGCTTCGAAGGCTCATGACTGGGACTGTGGCAATTACTCAACGTCGCTCAACTGCGGTTGGCGGGCGGCGACTGAGCACTAACTCGATCTTGGAGCCTTTGTACAGGGCAGTGCTCGGCGCGGGTCTGCTCTCCTGCGGCAGCGCCGGAACAGCGCCACCAGAAGAGCAGCACTTTCCGGCTGTAATTACGGTCACACCGGAGCTGCAAGAAGTTGACCTGAAGGCCACGGCGCAGATCAGTTACGTGGCGACCAACTGCATAACCAACTCCTTCAAAATCAACAGCCAAATTCAACCGACCTCGGGGACGCTAACAATCATTTTGATCGTCGCAGACACCAGCCTCACCTTTTCCTGCTCCGGTACGGACGGCAACCCGCAGACCAAGCAAGGAAGGATCACCGTTAAGAGACTTCCTCCGAGCATCACTGTCTCACCGATGTCACCGCCACCCTATATCGCCTGGCTCGTGAGCACTTTCCCTATCGCATCTTCGACCCAGAACACCGTCTCCTGCGCCGTCGATTTGAATCCCAACACAACGGTTGGTGCGCCTAATACAGTATTTCCTGAGATCATAGGTGATCCTTGCGGTACGTTCGGGTATGCTCCTGGCAGTACTATGCCGCAGACCTGGACCGCAGCTCTTGGAGCTTATGTTCGGGTCAGAGTCACTGCCCAAGGGGTGGCCGGGCTGATTAGTTCGGACAGCTTTACAGTCCTGCTGGCAGCTCGAGCCCCGGGGTTCGATTCAATCACCCCAAACCCTATCCCTACAGGTTCCTTCACCAATATCCATTTGTGGGTAAGGGACGCAGTCTCGACCAACATTCCGAGTGGTATTGCCGCACACTTCACAAATGGCTGGCGAGGCACGCTGGTGGGCTTCGAGCCAGGCGAGGGGGTTACAAATCCCGGACAGTTTCTCTCGCCCGGACACCTTACCGGGGGGTTCGGAACTACTGGTCAGCCGGGAGACAGCGTGCGCTTGTGCATTTCGACCCAGTCATCAGCAGGAATTGGTGGTGGGTCGGTCTGCAAGTATCTCAAGATCGGTTCACCGACCACACCTGCACCGGGTATGACGAATGCCTTGAGTTCAACTGCAGCGCTTCTTGGGTTTGCGGGTAAGCTTACTCGCGACGCCGTGCCATACATGCTAAGCCGTGGCGGGCAGGACTACTTCGGTCCGACGATTATCCACCCGTAGCAGCAGACAGGTCTGCTTGTTCCCAAAGCTGTTCGGCTCTGGCTGAAGACCTGGATAACTGGTGACTGCTAACGGCGGATCAAAGCCGCCAGCCTGCCCTCTTCTGAACGGCTTCTGTGCTGTGATCTCCGTGTCGAATCGGGTCCTGTGAGGACTATAAGATCTCATAGGTTGCCCCAATTCAATCCAAGAGCTATTCTCGCCCTACCAATCAAGATTCAATAGGCAGCTTCTGGCTGCCTCATGTCACTTTCGGGCGACTCGCCATCTGCGAGCAGACCCGCGTGAGGACCCTCTATACCTTCCTCGAGGTAACATGGCAGAGCAAACAGAGCTCCTATCGCAGTGGTTTCGCACCTTCGACGGAGCAAACGCAGACGTAGACGCGTTCTACGGATCAATAGAGAAGGCCGTTGGCAGCCGCGGTGTTCCCGACGTCAAGTTCTCCAGGCCACACTTCAAGGAGGGCGGTATGCTCTCCGCCTCTCGCGAGTATCTGCGAATCGAGAGGGGCGACTTGCGATATGAGGTTGGCGCGGCACCATTCGGCAAAAGCTTCTTCGTTTCGGCACGACTATTCGCGCAGGGGAAATTGGTTGACACGATGGTTGGGGACATGAAGGGCAGCGGAATGCTAGGACAGGTGACAGGGCTTCTAACTTCAAAGGCCCTTGGCGTTGATACCTACTACAAGCTCGATACTGCCCAGGCCTTCCAACAACTCACGCACAGCGCACTAATGGAAGCCGTTGATGCCATAACCAGCACAGCGAAGCTTCCAACCCTGTCCGAAAGCGAACGCAGACCAATACTGAAAGGCTTTTTCCAGTAAGGGAACGCTCTCGTGCTCTCGGAAGGGCAATTGGGACTGTTCGAAGACTGGGAACTCGGTACTCGTGGTTACCGGGTTTGGCCATACCGCGTAGACCTTGAGCCTCCATATAGCCCACTTCTAAATAGACTCCGCACCAATCCCGCCGGTCTTGACGATGGTCGCCGGCCCGGCCTGTTCCAAACTTGGCAGACTAAGCCGCAGCAAGAGCTGACTCCGACCGCCCCGGACCAAGCACTCGCTCCATCTCGCAGCATGAGTCCAAGCCAGCTTGAGATTCAGCTTGTACTCCCCGAAGGCTTTGTCGTCAAGGCGTCTCTTGCCCGTGAATTGCTTACTTCCTTTCAGAACCTCTCTTCCCCACTCTCATTCGAGCTCTTAGGACTGCATGAGGGGATCATTGTCCAACTCAGCTATGCAGAGGCCGACGACCAGGTAGTTCAGGCCACTTTGGGTGCCTTTTTCCCTGAGGTGCGGCTCCGGCATCGTCAGAATCTTCTCGCGTCACAGTGGTTTAGCGCGGCCCGTTACGCAACGCTAATAGACTTCGGCCTCTACGAGCCTGTCTACCGCCAACTCAAGGCGGATAGTCATCTGGAGACGGATCCGCTAATTGCCATCGTCGGAGCGCTTAATGACCTTGAGCCTGGGGAACTTGGTCTTCTTCAAGTCTTATTTCAGCCTGCGATTGCGCCTTGGGGAAGAGACCTTTGGCACTTCGCCTCAAGTGTGGACGAGGCCAAGGATTTACTTTCACTAGTTGAGGCTAAGTTTGCCCAACCGCTTCATGCCAGTGTCATTCGCGTGGCCGCCCTTTCTGCCACCGCAGACTCAGCGTTTGAACGGGCGCGTGCTCTCGGTAACGCACTACTAGCCGCGACTCAATCAGGGTATAACAATCTCTTCCCCCTAGACAATGAAGGGTATCCAGACCCCTTACACGAAGAGGATATCCTCGATCGCACGTCGCATCGCTCGGGCATGATTTTGAGCAATACAGAGCTTCTAACCCTTGTTCACTTGCCATCCGCAATGGTCCGCTCGAAGCGCCTTGTCCGGCAGCAGGCAACCACAAAGGCCGCTCCTGCGTTAACTCATCAAGGCTCCACTTCAATTGGCATCAACAAGCATGACGATGAGCAGCGATCAGTCTTTTTGAGCACCGAGCACCGCCTGCGCCATACCTATGTCATCGGGGCCTCCGGTACCGGCAAGAGCAATCTGCTTCTGAGCATGATCCTGCAGGATATCGATCAGGGTCACGGAGTTGCCGTACTGGATCCGCACGGGGATTTGGTCGAGGATGTTCTGGCCCGAATCCCTATAGGGCGGGCGGGTGACGTTGCCCTGATTGATCCTTCGGATGCCGAGTACCCCGTTGGATTCAATGTCCTTTCGGCTCACTCTGACTTGGAGCAGACACTGCTTTCCTCTGATTTAGTGGGCGTTTTCCGTCGGCTGTCGACGAGCTGGGGCGATCAAATGACAGCGGTGTTTGGCAATGCAATCCTGGCTTTCCTAGAGAGCACGAGGGGCGGCACTCTGCTAGACCTGAGGCGGTTCCTCATTGAAGCAGATTTCCGCAGGGACTTTCTCGAAACCGTGACGGACCAGGAGGTTCGCTATTTTTGGCAACAGGAGTTTCCCCTCCTTAAGGGAATCCCTCAAGCACCGCTTCTTACCCGCCTCGATGCTTTCCTAAGACCGAAGTCGATTCGTTACATGGTCGCGCAAAAGCAGGATCGGCTCGACTTCCGCTCGATCATGGACAAAGGCAACATCCTCCTTGCCAAGCTATCCCAGGGCGCGATCGGAGATGAAAATTCGTACCTACTCGGGAGCCTACTTTGTGCCAGGCTTAGCCAAGCTGCTGCCAGCAGACAGGAACAGGATACACATTCTCGAAAGCCCTTCTTCGTATACCTCGATGAGTTCCATAACTTCATCACACCTTCCCTTGCTCAGCTAGTCTCCGGTGTGCGGAAATATGCCGTAGGTCTGACTCTGGCACATCAGGACTTGAGGCAGATGAAGAGTAGGAGCGAGGATGTTGCAAGTGCTGTGTTAACGAACCCTTGCACTCGCATCGTCTTTCGTGTCGGCGAACAGGATGCCAGCGCTCTTGCGGATGGTCTGCATTCATTCGAAGCAAAGGATCTTCAGAACCTAGGTCTTGGACAGGCGATAGCACGGGTTGAGCGCGCAAGCTTCGATTTCAACTTAGAGACCATTCGAGTAACGGATCAGCCCTCTCAGACGGCTACCGCAGCCAGAAGCGCGACAATCGAAAGCTCCAGAAACCGATACGCTACTCCACTGGCCGAGGTTGAAGCTGCCTTAACGACGCAATCGCCCAAGGCTGCTGCAAGCCCAGGGATTCAAGCTAAGGCTGATCCTGAAAGACCTGCTGCCGAAGCTCCGCGTATAGTTCCTCCGGCTAAACGACCGGATGCAGTACCTGCTCGGAGACCTCCAGAGGAGACAAAGCCAGAAGGGGTCCTTTCCGGTAGGGGCGGCCCACAACACAAGTACTTGCAGGCCCTACTGAAGCGTGCCGCAGAGGATCGCGGCTACCGCGTAACCCTTGAAAAGAGGGTGCTGGATGGCGCCGGGCACATCGACGTCGCCCTAGAACGAGACGAACTGACAATCGCCTGTGAGGTGCACATCACAACCCCGCAGACCAAGGAGCTTGCCAATCTCAGCAAATGCTTGGCCGCGGGTTTTGACTATGCTGTGCTGGTAAGCTCTGACAAGAGAGTGCTAGCCAGAGCGGAGCAGGAGATGACAACCGAAATGGGACAGCCGAAGGACAAACTTCGATTTCTTACTCCGGAGGCTTTCTTTGCCTTCCTGGAGGAAGTAGAGGCTACGCTTTCGGAAACAAGCAATCAGGTCAGAGGTTATAAGGTCAAAGTGAAGTTCCGAGCACTCTCTGAGGAGGACAAGGAAGCCCGCCAGAAGCTAATTGCTGATGTTGTCTCACGGTCACTTAAGAGATCGAAGAAGTAATCCCCAACACGCGGCGTCTGACGCACACGCTCCCCTCTAGAAATGCCGTCGCTAAATCGGTTACGCTAGCAACAAAACTAGAGGAGGAGTAAAAATGCGTAAGGACGATGTGGCACGCACGTCACGCCAAAGTCGATTGCCTACAGAGTCACTTGCTGAGCCGAAGCGTAAGGTGGGCATCTGGATCAGGGTTTCCACTGAGGATCAGGCTAGGGGAGAGAGCCCCGAGCACCACGAGAAGCGGGCCAGCTACTACGCAGAACTCAAAGGCTGGGATGTCGTAACGGTCTACCGCCTTGAAGGGGTCTCAGGCAAGCAGGTTAGTAATCACCCCGAAGCGAAACGGATGCTTGCTGATGTAAGATCAGGCAGGATCACTGCGATCATTTTCTCTAAGATCGCTAGACTCGCCCGCAATGTTCGGGAGTTGCTTGATTTCGCCGACGAGTTTCAAGCCCACGGGGCAGACCTCATCTCCCTTCAGGAATCAATAGATACAACCACCCCCGCCGGCCGGATGTTCTATACGATGATGGCGGCATTGGCAGAATGGGAGCGCTCCGAAATCTCGGCGAGGGTTGCCGCCTCGGTTCCGATCAGAGCAAAGCTCGGAAAGACACTGGGTGGGGCCGCCCCGTTCGGCTACCGCTGGCAAGACCAGAAACTCGTTGTAGACGAGAAGGAAGCTCCGATTCGGCGGCTGATCTTTGAGCTTTTCGCCGAACACAAGCGAAAGGCGACCGTGGCAAGGCTCCTAACTAAGGCCGGCCACCGGACTCGCAAGGGCTTCAAGTTCCGCCCGAGCGGTATCGAACGGCTTATTGCAGATCCCCTTGCTAAGGGCATCCGGAGAATGAACTACCGGGAAAGCCCGGGCCGTGGTTCAGCCTTCAAGAAGCCCTCAGAATGGGTTTACGTCGAAGCCCCTTCAATAGTCCAAGAGGATCTATGGGAGGCCTGCAACGCGATCCTCAGAGCCCAGAAGGTGCCTGGTGCAGCCCCAACCAAAGGCGGCGCGCACCTCTTCTCAGGAATCGTGGTCTGCAAGTGCAAAACGAAGATGTATGTCAGGACCCGCGGCAAGAGCTATGTCTGCCAAGAGTGCCTAAATAGCGTAGGGGAGGAGGACCTTGAGGCCGTTTTTGTCGACCAACTGAAAGGCCTTGTCCTTTCCCCAACTCAAATGGCCGAAACGCTGGAGCAGGCCGACCAGAACCTCTCCGGCAAGCAACAAGTCTTGGATTCCCTAGAAACAGAAAAAGCCAGCGTTTCAGCCGAAATGGACAAGCTCTACCAACTCTATCTGAAGGATCAAATCTCGGGTCAACTGTTTGCAGATCGCAACACTCCCCTTGAGGAGCGGCTTAGACAGCTCCAGGACGAGACGCCAAGACTCCAAGCCGAGGTTGATTTCCTGAGGCTTCAGCTCCGCTCCTCAGACGAAGTCCTGTCAGAAGCCCGAGACCTCTACTCCCGCTGGCCTTCCCTTCCGTTTGTAGACCGGCGTCAGATCATTGAAGGGATCACCGACCATATCCTTGTGGCAGACAACGAGATAACCATACAACTGGCCTACCTGCCCTCTGATTCTAAGCCTTCGGCTAAAGACAAAACAAAAGGTTCCCAAACCCTCAGAGATTCATCGCGGCGATCAGAGTGAAACGCGCCGGGAAGGTGAGCCGAGCCGCCGCCCGCGAGAGTGTCACGACCCCATCCTCCAGCGGCTGGCGCAGGACTTCCAGCACATGACGATGGAATTCCGGCAGCTCGTCGAGGAAGAGCACGCCCCCGTGCGCCAGGCTGACCTCGCCCGGCTTCGGCGAGGACCCACCACCCACCAGTCCCGCGTCGCTGATGGTGTGATGCGGCGCGCGAAACGGCCGATGTCGGATCAGAGCGGTTCCCGACGGCAATAGTCCCGCGACACTGTGCACCTTGGTGATCTCGAGCGCCTCGTCGAGCGGTGCGGCAGGCAAAATCGATGGCATCCTCCGGGCGAGCATGGTCTTCCCCGCCCCGGGCGGGCCAATCAACAGAACATTGTGCGCGCCGGCCGCCGCGACTTCGAGCGCCCGCTTGGCGGCGAGCTGGCCGCGCACTTCCGCGAAGTCGACGCCGTCACCTGGACCAGTATCCTGACCGCAGAAGACAGCGGACACCGCGGGCGCGATGAGGCACTGCCCACCGAGATGCCGGGTGACCGCGAGCAGCGAATCCGCCCCGGTGACCACCAGCCCCTCCACCACCGCCGCCTCGGCCATATTCACGGCGGGAAGAATCACCTCGCGGGCACCCCCCGCCCGCGCGGCGATGGCCATCGGCAAGGCACCCCGCACCGGACGGAGGTCTCCCTGCAACCCGAGCTCTCCCAGTACGACGACACCCTCCAGCGACGCCGCCTGGATTTGCTCGCTCGCGGCGAGAATCCCGAGTGCGACAGCCAGATCGAACCCCGAGCCCTCCTTGCGCACATCCGCCGGGGCGAGATAACCAGTACCTGAAAACCCGCCCGATCGTTCGCACGCTGAACCTCCCACCTCTGCGCGTCCACCACCGGAAGGCCTCCGGCAGCCGATGACCGCCAACGACCTGCCAAAGGATGCGATCCGCGTCCCTCAGCTCTGCTCGCGATGCCTCCACGAGCTCGTCGTCGTGGAGCTGGAGATCAAGGAGTCGAGTCCCTGGAAAGCGGCCATCGTGGTCGCCAACATCCTTTTATTCCAGCAAGCGAGCAACGAGCCGTCCATCTGGAGGCGAGCAGAACAACAGGTTGAGAACCTCAGCCTGATCTTGGCCGAGATCGGCTGCCTGGGCTGCGCCTTCGATCGGAAGCCATGGGAGCGGGTCGTGCGGATCATGAAGCGGGGGATCTCTCACGCCTCGAAAGTCTCTCGCGGTGAAATCGCGGACCCCGATCACCCTAACCTGGCGAAGCCCGCGTGATCGAGCTCGAGCCCCTGTCCCCGGTCGGCTGCGAGCTCACGGATCCGCTCGCGCAGCTGCTCTTCGCCCTGCACCAGGCCGGGCTCTTCGGGCCGAAGCCCGGACCGCTCTCACCTGCCGTGCCAGTACTACTCCGGTGCCAGAAGTGCCACAGCAGAGATACCCGTATGAAGCTCGTCGGTCTTGCCTGGATCCGCCGGGGCCCGATCACGGGCTTCGAATGTCGAGCTCGATGCTGCGGGGCGATCAATCGGTTCGAGACCTCAATGCTCGACCGCGCGGCGGCTGCATGATCACAGTCTCCTGTGATCGATGCGGCGCCGACGTGACCGACCAGCAATGCGTAGTGCTGGACATCGTCCTCCGGGATATGGCTGCCAGTTCGTTCCTGGGATTGGTGCTTCAAGGTCAGCCTCGGCAGCAGCGAGTGGGGACCGTCTGCCTGGAATGCACCGACCTACTCGTGGCGCGCGCGAAGGACATTCTGAGAGCTGACGACGCCACGGTGGCCACATGACCAGAACTAGGAGGATGCCCGCCGCCACGCTCGGCTTTGAGGTGGAAACCTTCCGTGCAGGCGATCGTGTGCGCTGCTCGAGGTGTCGGGAGATCTGGGGGATTCCAGGCCCGGATACGGTGGTTCGCATGCGGCTGCTGCGGTTTGCCGTGGTCAAGGGCGGCGAGCTCACGATCGCATGGATCTGCGATTGCAAGTGCATGTACCAGTTGAAGGTCGAGGCCGCCTGATGCCGAGCGCTCCGCTGCGCCCTTGTAGGCAACCAGGTTGCCGGCTGACGGTACGAGGCGGCGGCTACTGCCCCGCGCATGTGCGCACCGCGTATGGCAGCCCGCACCAGCGCCGCGCGCGGGCCGACTTGGCCAAGGGCCCGGATCGACAGTTCTACAGCAGCAAGCCCTGGCGCGCGCTCAGGGCCGAGGTGTTGAAGGAGGAACCGTACTGCCGGTGCGGCTGCGGGAAACCGTCGGACACGGTGGACCATACCATCCCGCGCAGCGAACGACCGGACCTCGAGCTCGATCGTGCGAATGTCCGGGCATGGTGGTCAAGCTGCCATAATCGCAAGACCGCAACCTTCGATGGAGGATTCGGCAATGTCAAAAGGAAAGCCCAGTAAGACGCGAGCCGTTGCCCGGGTGAAGGGCGAGGAGCCAGGCAGTGAGGTGGGTGTGGGTGATGCCATCATGGAAGGTGCCCAGGGCTCGCTCGCTGCCTCGGCCACGCACACGAAGGAGAAGGGCAAGGAGTGGAAGGCTCTCACGGCAAGGCAGCGCGTGGAGATCGCGCGCGGGGAGAACGGACGTGTCAGCGCGATTCAGGTAGTGGGCTGACCGAGCCAAGGATCGTGCCAGGGGGAGGGTGTGTCCGATCTCTGGCATCGTCGTCCGGAAGCCGTGCGCCCAGGCGTTTTTTTGTTCGGTCGGAATTGAGGTGAAATCGTTGTGAAGGGACGAAAGCGCACTCCGGACGCGACAAAGAAAATCATCGGTACCATCCGGCCCGATCGCGTAAACCCTAACGCGCCGACGCCGGATCCCGATGCGCCGCGCGCGCCGGAGTGGCTGCCGCGGCGCGCGGTGGAGATCTTCGCCGCACTCGCCACGCGCCTCGACCTGCAGCAGCTCGCGTCAAAATCCCACACCGAGATGCTCGCCCTGGCGGCGATGCGACTGCACGAGGTCGAAAAATTCACTGAGGTCCTCGAGCGCGAGGGCTATACGTATGCGTCTAAGACCACCACGACCAAAACGGCGTCGACGAAGAAGGGTGGGAAGAGCACACCGAAGCGGGAAACGAAGACGATGATGCGCGCCCGGCCGGAGGTGGCGCTCCGGTCGGAGGCGGCGCGGCACGCGCAGTCCCTGCTGGCTGAGTTCGGCCTCTCGCCCGCCACGCTCGGCAAAGTGTCGCGCCAGCCCAACCCCGACGGGATGGGATCGAACCCGTTCAGTAAGCTCGGCTGATGCCGGCGAAGTATCCGCATGTCGCGCGCGCCACGGCCTACGCCAAGGGCGTTGTCAGTGGGAAGATCCTCGCGTGCAAATGGGTCCGCCTGGCCTGCGCCCGTCACCTCAACGACCTGAGGCGGTGGACCGGGAAGCACGCGCCCTACCTGTTCAACCCCGAGCTCGCCGAGCGGGCGTGCCAGTTCGCCGAGCTCTTCCCGCACGTGAAGGGACATTGGGCCATTCCGCACCCCGGGAATCCCGGGGCCACCCGCATCAGGCTTCAGGACTGGCAGTGCTTCCGGCGGTCCGCGATCTTCGGCTGGGTCGATCGCGCGACGGGCCTCCGCCGGTTTCAAATCGCCTACACTGAAATCCCCCGCAAGAATGGCAAGAGCACGGAGGGCGCGCTCGACGGTCTGCTCGGTCTGTCGGCCGACGGAGAGTTCGGGGCGGAGGTCTACAGCGGCGCCACCACCGAGAAACAGGCCTGGGAGGTCTTCCGGCCGGCCAAGTTGATGGCCGAGCGGACGCCGGCGTTCCGCGAGCACTACGGCGTCCAGGTCAGTGCCTCGAATATCGCGATCGTGGCCAACGGCTCCCGGTTCGAACCGATCATCGGGAAGCCGGGGGACGGGGCGTCGCCCTCGATCGCGATTGTCGACGAGTACCACGAGCACCTGGACTCCACCCTCTACGACACGATGGTCACCGGCATGGGGGCGCGCCGGCAGCCGCTGGTCGACGTGCTCACGACCGCGGGCGACAACATCGAGGGCCCCTGCTACGCGCTCCGGACCCAAGTGATTGCGGCACTCGACGGTACCCAGCCCAACGAGCGGATCTTCGGCATCATCTATACGATCGACGAGGGCGACAACTGGACGAGCGAGCGGGCGCTCAGGAAGGCGAATCCGAACTACGGGGTGTCGGTGAGCGCCGAGTTCCTGAAGGCCTCGCAGCGTGACGCCGTCGCCCACAGCCGGCAGCAAAACGTTTTCAAGACCAAGCACCTGAATATCTGGGTCACGGCGCGGAACGCCTGGATGAACATGGAGTGGTGGAACCGGCAGGCCGATCGGAAGCTGCACCCCTCCGCGTTCAAGGACGTGCCCTGCTACGCCGGCGGTGACCTGGCCAGCAAGCTCGATATCGCCTCCGTGGTCCGGGTGTTTCGCCGCGTCGAGGCCGACGGCAAGCCTCACTTCTACATCTTCAGCCGGCACTACCTCCCGGCCGACACCGTTTCGGATCCCAAGAACCGCCACTACCAGGGCTGGGCGCACGATGGCTTCCTGACCGTGACCGACGGCGAAGTGAACGACTTCGCCCGGATCCGCGAGGATCTCTTCCAGGACACGCGTGACCACGGCCTGGCCGAGCTCGCCCTGGATGAATGGGGCGCCGCCGAGACGCTCCAGGAGTGCGGCCGGCAGGGCATCGTCGCGATCGCCGTGCCGCAGACGACGAAACATTTCTCGGATCCCATGAAGTGGGTCGAGGCTCTGGTCAAGTCGGGGCAACTGCACCACGATGGGAATCCCGCGCTCACCTGGATGATCTCGAACGTCGTGGTGAAGGAGGACGCCAATGAGAACATTTACCCGCGGAAGGACCGGCCCGAGCTCAAGATCGACGGGGCGACGGCCTTGATCATGGCCATGGGCCGGGCCCAGCTGGCGGAGTCGGCGATCAGTATTTATGAGGAGCGCGGGCTAACCGTATTGGGCTAGGGCTGTTGCGCTCCAGCGGCCGCCTCCCTACTTTTCACCCGTACACCAATTCGCTAGCAGAGGCCCAAGAGGCCCGTTCGGCATCGCGCCGGAGGGGCCTCTTTTCTTTTCCCGCCCGTGGAGGACATGCCACGTCGCTTCGGTTGGGCGGATCTGCTGGCCCTAGTCGGGGTGGCCCTCGTGGTCACCGGCGCCGCGTTGTGGTGCCTTGAGGCGGGCATGATCGCCGCCGGTTTCTGCTCTTTGACAGCTGCTGTCTATGTGGCCCGTCTGGAAAAGCCTGACGGTGGGAGTCCCTCGTGAGTCTGCTCGGCAGCGCGCTGCAGCCGCGCATTCGCAACGACGTGGTGCTGACGACCGAGCAGGTCCGCCAGCTGATGCTCCGGAGCCAGGTCAGCGACTCCGGGGCGCACGTCACCGAAGACTCGGCGATGCGCCTCGCGGCGGTATATACTTGCATTCGGGTGCTCTCGCAGAGCATCGCCCAGGTCCCGCTTCTGGTGTACAACACCATCGCCGATGGTCGGGAGCGGGCCAGGACGCATCCCCTCTGGCGCCTCCTACACCTCCGTCCCAACCAGTGGCAGACCAGCTTCCGCTTCCGCCAGATGATGGAGGCGCACCGCCAGCTCAACGGCAACGCCTACGCGATCAAGACGGTGGTGCGGGACGAGATCCGCGAGCTAATCCCCGTTCCGCCGAGCTGGGTCAAGGTGAAGCAGGACGAGCTCTGGCGCCTCACCTACACGATCACCTTCCCCGACGGCCGCGAGCCTTGGGTCGTGCCGGCGAGCCGGATCTTCCACCTGCGCGGGATGAGTCTCGACGGCTTCACGGGGTTGAGCCCGATCAGCTACATGCGCGAGGTGATTGGCACCGGACTCCAGCTCACGAAGTTCGGCGCCAAGGTCTTCTCGAACGGCACCCGGCTGAGCGGCGTGCTCGAGCACCCGAAGGTGTTGAGCAAGCCCGCGAAGGACCGGCTCCAGGCCGACTTCGATGCGCTGTACGCCGGCGCCGACAACGCATGGAAGACGATGCTCCTCGAGGAGGGCATGAAGTTCACCGCCTCGGGGATGACCAACGAGGACGCGCAATTCCTCGAGTCGCGGAAGCTCAACCGGACGGAAATCGCGGCGATGTACGGGGTGCCGCCCCACCGGATCGGAGACCTCGAGCGGGCCACGTTCAGCAACATCGAGTCGCAGGGCCTCGAGATGGTGACCTACACGATGATGCCGATCGCGAGGACGTGGGAAGAAGACATCACGCTGCAGCTGGTCCCGGAGCGCGAGCAAGACACCGTCTTCGCCGAGTTCCTGTTCGACGGCCTGCTGCGGGGGGACTTCAACAATCGAATGGCCGGCTACCGCACGGCGGTCACGACGGGCTGGATGAATCGCAACGAGGTCCGCGAGCGCGAGAACATGAACCGCGAGCCCGGACTCGACGAGTTCCTGACGCAGCTGAACATGGGCGGGGCCGACGACAAGCCGCCACCACCCGACCCCGCCACCGCAAGGAGACGACGTGACGACACGTGAGCGCGCGGCCCTTCGCCTGGTGCGGAACGCCGCCGGGGATGAGGTCGAGATCCTGATTTACGACGAGATCGGCTGGTTCGGGATTCGGGCCGTCGATGTCGTCCGCGAGCTCAAGGGCATCACGGCCAAGAAGATCCTGGTCCGGATCAACAGCCCGGGCGGAGACCTGCTCGAGGCGGTGGCGATCTACAACGCGCTGCGGACACACCCGGCGCAGGTTACCACGCAGATCGATGCGCTGGCCGCCAGCGCGGCGAGCCTGATTGCCCTCGCCGGCGCCGAGGTGCGGATGGCCTCGAACGCGCTCCTGATGATCCACGACCCCTGGGGGATCACGATCGGGAACGCGACCGAGCATCGCAAGACGGCGGACATGCTGGACAAGGTGAGCGACAGCACCCTCGTCAAGGCCTACGCCACCAAGACGGGCGCCGAGGAGGACCAGGTGCGCGACTGGATGGCGGAGGAGACCTGGTTCTCCGCGGAGGAAGCGAAGGACGCTGGGTTCGTCGACGCGATCGACGACGCGAGCCCGACGAAGGCCAGCTACGATCCCGAACGATTCCGCTATCAGCGCGCGCCGGCGGCGCTGACCGGCAGCACGAAGGAGCCGAACATCCGCGACGTGGAGCGGGCTCTGCGTGACGCAGGGTTCTCGCACTCCGAAGCCAAGGTCGCCGCGAGGGCGGCCATTGGCGCCCCTGGTGCCGAGCGTGACGCGCGGGCCAGAGGCGAGTTCCTCACGCTGCTGCGGGACGCCACGACCCACCTCACCCCCTCGAGGACCTGACCCATGGATCCGGAACTGAAAAAGCTGGCCGATCAGATCACGGCCAATCTCGCGGCCTTCAAGGAGGCCAACGACCGGGAGCTCGCCGAGATCAAGGCCACGGGCCGGGCGAGCGCAGAAACTGTCGCGAAGGTCACGGCGATCGACGCGAAGCTGACTGAACTCCAGGCCGAGCATCAGAAGGTGACGGCGCGGGCCGCCGAACTCGAGACGGTGATCGCCCGGCTCGGCACGCACGCCCCCGCCGCCAACTCCGAGGCCGAAGCTCGCGAGGAGCTCGGGATCCGCAGCTTCCTCGCGCGGACGCGTGGCGTCCCGATCGACACGATCACCGTGACGGCCGAGGATCGGACGAAGGTGCGGGCCTACAAGCCCGCGTTCCTGGCGCTGGTCCGGCGCGGCGGACAGGGCGGCAACGCCCTCGCGCCCGAGATCCTCGCGGCCCTCTCGGTGGGCACCGACCCGGACGGCGGATATCTGGTCCCGCCGGACATGAGCGGGCGCATGGTGCAGCTGGTGTACGAGACCTCGCCGATTCGCCAGCTCGCCTCGGTGCAGTCGATCAAAGGCAACGAGCTGCTCGGCACGCTCGATCTGGACGAGGCCGACAGCGGCTGGGTGAGCGAGACGGCTGCGCGGCCGGAAACGAGCACGCCGGAGCTCGGCGCCTGGCGGATCGCGGCGCATGAGCAGTACGCCGCCCCGCGCGCCACGCAGCAAGCGATCGACGACATCCCCGATGTCGAGTCCTGGCTGAACGGGAAGGTGAGCAGCAAGCTTGCGCGCCGCGAGAACACCGCCTTCGTGAGCGGGAACGGCGTCGGCAAGCCGCGCGGCTTCCTCACCTACGCCGACGGTGTGCCGGCGGGCACCAGCATCGCGGCGTGGCAGGTGATCGAGCGGAGCAAGACCGGGGTCAACGGTGGCTTCCACGCCACTCTCCCGGGCGACGTCTTCCACACCACGATCGGGAAGCTCAAAGCCGCCTACCTCGCGAACGCGCAGTGGGTGATGAATCGCGCGACGCTCGCGGCCACCCGAAAGATCAAGGACGGCGATGGGACCTACCTCTGGGAGAAGTCGTTCCAGGCGGCCCAGCCCTTCCAGCTCCTCGGCTACCCGGTCACGCTCGCCGAGGACATGACCGCGATCGCGACGGGCGCCCTGGGCATCGGGTTCGGCGATTTCCGCGCGGGCTACCAAGTCGCCGATCGGCTCGGGATCCGGCTCCTCCGCGATCCGTTCACCGCCAAGCCCTACGTGGTGTTCTACACCACGAAGCGGGTCGGTGGGGACGTGGTCAACTTCGAGGCCATCAAGCTCATCGAGTTCTCGGCCTAAGCCGAGCGCTCTCACCGGGGCCGCCTCGCGCCGCCCTTACGAAGGAGACCGATCCATGCGTGACCTGCTCAACAACATCGACATCCGCCCGGTGCTCGTGCCGGTGGCCGTGGCGCTCGCCGACGATACCGCCCAGGTGGGCGCAATCATCGACCACCAAGGCTACGAATCGATCACGTACCTGATCGTGACCGGCACCCTGGCTGACGCCGGCGCCACGTTCACCGTCTTGCTCGAAGAGAGCGAGGACTCCGGCATGGCCGGCGCCACCGCCGTCGCCGACGGGGACCTCATCGGGACCGAGGCGCTGGCCTCGTTCACCCAGGCGAGTGACAGCAAGACGTTCAAGCTCGGCTACAAGGGCTCGATGCGGTACAGTCGGCTCACCATCACGCCGGCCGGCAATGCGGGCAATGCGCCGATGGCGGCCGTGTGCGTCCGGGGCCATCCGCACCGGGCCGCGACCGCGAATCCGCCGGCGTAAGAGGGCGGCGAGATGCGCGTCGATGTGGTACGCCCCTTCGACTACTCGCCAGACGGGTGCGGTGTCGTGCACGTCTTGGCGGGAGTCCAGGAACTCCCGGAGAAATGGGGGAGCCTGGCGGTGTCGGAGGGGTGGGCCCGTCCGGTCACATCGGACGCGGCAGCGACGAAGCCACCCGCCGCGGTGGGCGAGAAGACCACCGCGGCGGTGACCGGCAGCCCGAAGACGCCGGTGAAGGCGCCGGCGGTGAGCAAGCAGCCCGCGAAGAAGCCTGGGCGGAGCACCGGTGGCAAATGATCTCGTATCGGCGTCCGAGGCGCAGACCACGCTTGGTCTCGGAGCCGCCGACACGGATCTGACCGCGCTGGTGGACCAGGTGGTGGCGCGGTTCGCGGCGGAATGCGGTCGAGAGGACGCGCCGTTCCGGACCACGCAGACGGCGAGGACGGAACGAATCGACGGGGTGCGACGCGGCACGATTCATACCGCCTACCCGATCTCGGCCTTGACGTCGGTGAAGCTCGGGTACGACAGCACCGATCCGGATGAGACGCTCGACGTCGCGGATCCGGACGTGATCCAGATCGTGGCAGGCACGAATCGCATCGCCCGGGTCGATGGCGGCATTTTCGGCCCGAGCGTCATCGGCCACGAGTCGCGATTCCCCGGCTACGTGCAGGTGGTCTACAACGCCGCGGCCGATCTCCCGCTCGATGCCAAGCGAGCCTGTCTCCGGGAAATCGCGCGGATCTGGCGGCAGCGAGGCGCGGAGGACGCGGCGGGCGAAGGGTTCGGCGGCATTCGGACGGACCTCTCCCTCGCCGTCGATCCGACCTGGAAGGACGCGGTGGCGATGCACCGGCGGATTCATCTGTGAGTCTGGCCGGCCGGGCGGCGATCAAAGGCTCGACGGTCAGCTGGTATCGACCGAGCGGGTATACGCAGACGGCGGACGGCGGCCAGCGCGTGACCAGCTGGACGACCATGGGCACCGCGATCGCCGCCGAGATCCAGCCGATCTCGGACGAATGGGTGCAGAAGATCTTCGGCGCACCCGAGACGGTGAAGGATCGCGCGCTGATCCCCGGCACCCAGGTCTTCTTGCCGAAGGACGCGATCAAGGTGACGGCAGGGTTTCGCGCCGGAAAGACGTATCGGGTCTTCGCGGTGGGTGGGCAGGCCAGGACACTGCGCGGCCACGCGGATCTCGCCCTCGAGAGCACGACGGAGTCGATCCCATGAGCGCGTTCAACCTGGTGACCAACCTGCGGGGTCTGAATGGCGCGATTCGTGGGAGCCTCGCCCACGTGGGCGGGGCGAAGTCGAGGGAAATGAGGGCCACGGCCAACGTGTTGGCGAAGCATCAGCGGAAGACGCTCTCGGTGAGCGGCGGTGCCCGCGTTGCGCAGTCCCTCGCGTCGCGGCGGCTCATCGCCATCGGCGGCACGCCCTCGGCCCCCGGCAAGCCGCCCCACGCGCAGACCAAGCAGTTCGCGAAATCGGTGAAGGTGGGCGTCGTCGGCACCGGGATTCGCATAGGACCGCTCCGGTTCACCGGTTTGATGCTACAGGAAGGCGTCAACGCGATCGCTGGTACGCGGAAGCAGCGGAACCGAAGCACGGTGCGGCAGAAGCTCGGCGGCCGGCGACAGCTAGCCGGGAAGGTCCAGCGCACGGTGAAGATCGCGGCCCGTCCCTACCTGCTCGAGGCGGTTGAATCGGCCAAGGACGAGATGGCGACCGTGTTCGGTGACCTGGCCGGCCTGTCGATCACGGCGGGCAAATGACAACCGACATCGAGGGCCTCGTCCGGGAAGCGATCGTCGCGATCGCCGAGGCGAATGGGGCGTTCAAGGCGGTCTTGGGGCGAGCGAACAACCTGATCATCGAGCGTGACGTCTTCGGCCCCGGCACCGAGCTTCCCGTGCTGGTGTACGATCTGGAAGAGTTTCACAGCGCGACCGGCGAGGGACGCTTGCGGCTGGTGGCGGTCGCGGATGAACTCGAGAGCTCGCGGAAGTGCCGCACCATCCTGGAGGCGGCCGTGGCCGGCTACACGACGGACGCCTTCGCCGCGCAATCCCTCGACGTGGCGGTGTTCAACGAATCGCGGGCGAGTATCGGGGTGGGCGACGATAACTCCGTGCTCGGAGCGGTCAACCGCGAGGGCCAGCCCAACCTCGCGGAGTCTCTCGCAACGCTCACCCTGCTGTACCTACCGTAAAGGAGCTGGATCATGCCGCGGACCAATGCAGCTGGCGAACTGATCAAGAGCGTTGTGTCGCTGACGCTGTACCGGAAGCACACCACGCCCAATGAGACCACGGTGTCCGAGGCCGTCCTGGGCGATGGCACCGAGACGACGCTGGACGTGGCCAGCGCGGCGGGGTTCACCGCGGCGGATCCGGTCTTCATCATCGGGGACGGCGGTCTCGATATCGTGAAGATCGGCACGCCGGCGGCCACGATGCCGATCTCCCCGCCGCCCAAGCTCGCCCAGACCACCGGGGCTCGGTTCGTGCGGGCGCTCGCGGTCTCGATGGGCAAGATCGGCCAGGGGAGCATCACCTGGACCGGCTCCCGATCGCTCACTGCCGTTTTCGAAGAGGTTGGCGATGCGCCGGTAGTCTACCTGCCCGGAACGACGGAGTTCGGCATCTCCTGGTCGCTGCTCTGCAACAACGCACTCAACGTCCTTCGGCTGATGGGCTACGAGGAAGCGGAGACCGGGGACGGTGCGGCGGAGGCTACCGCGTATCAGTCGGTGGCCGGCGCCGTCGGCCAGGCGCTCCACACTGAGCTCGTGCTCGGGCTGCATCTGCTCCGGCACGACGCCAAGAACCTGCGGATCTACTTCCTCAATTCCTACATCGAGGCGGCGATCAGCTCGAATCCGAGCCGCACCGCGCCGGCGCTCCTCAACGGCGCCGCGAAGTGCTCGGCGATCAAGATCCAGCAGTGGACCTGACGGGCCGGTCGGGTG